ATAATCTTTGCTTGTTCAGTAGAATCAATAGCAACACTACCAGAACCATCATGATAACCTTGTTCAATAGCATAAGTACCTGCTACTGTACTGATAGAACCAGATACACCACCTCTGTTAGGCATGGTACCTGTCTTTTCTACACCTTGAGCATAGAAAGTCTGTCCACTTAATACTTCAGCAACACCTGCTGTAGCATCCTGGGTATTAGCATCAAAATCACAAGTACCTGTAATTACAGCACCACTTCTATCATGTGCTGTGTAACCTGAAAGCAATTTAGATGCTTCTACAGAGTCACTTGTTAAATCAATTAAAGTGTTATTTCCGTAAATAACTTTATTGTATGCCATTATCTATTTCCTCCTATAATGACTGTCTTTCCATAAGTATTAGATGTTTCCCAGTAAGGTATCTCCAATACTGTCAAATCATCAGTCATCATTTTATTTTTTGTATCTAAAACCTGTGCTTCATCTGGTAAAGGTTTAATTGAATATGGACCATCATAGGTACCAGATGAATGAATAGGTTTTCCTGCTATACTAATTATTCCTATTAAAACATCTTCATACATACTAATCATCCTCCTCAACATATTCACTAATTGGTTTTATTTGAGAAGCATATGTGCTCCAATAATTTGCTGCTTTATAATCTTCAACTAATGAATCTGGAACATAGATTGTACATGTTCCAGTACTAATACCACTGTTTGTAAAAGAATTAGCATTTGTTACATTAAGAACATTTGTGCCTCTAATAACAAGATGTTTTAAACTGGTACATCCATTAAATAAATATGTTCCAGTTGTATTAGTTCATGTATTATTATCATTACCAAATCATATTGTAGTAACTTTTTTTGCACTTCTAAAAACATTTTGAAAACTTTTATTAGTTATATTACTTAAATCTACATCAAACTTAATCTTTAAACTTTTCCCATCAGTAAATGAATGTCCATAATTTCAAAACATTCCACTTATCTGCTCAATATTGGATATATTAAGATTTGAAAGAATTAAATGTCTCATAGTTGTATCTGAATCTAATACACTGTCTGTTCCATCTGCAGTACTATTAGCCCCATAAAACATATTTGTAGCATCTATAACACCTAGTTTACTAAAATCTAAATCTTTATGAAGTACAGCACCGTGAAACATACTAGTTGTGTATACTTTTTGCAATGTTGGCAAAATTATTTTATATGGGCAATGAACTGAAATATTTCCTTTGTTGACCTGTTTTCAGCAAGCTTTGAACATTTCATTGCAATATACTGGTGAATCTGTTCTAAAATTTCAACTTGACATATCAATTGTATCAACATCTATAAGTTGAAAATTTTCAAACATACTTTGAACAAATATTATACTTTTAGTTGTAAAATCATAACAGTCCTTTAAAGGTCAATTAGTACCATCATAAAAAATGTATGAATAATTATCACTTGATACAGTAGGTACAGTACTGCTAGGAATATTGGTAATTGCAGTAGCCATTTGAGCAGGTGTATAAGTATCGGTACTTCCATTCTTTCCCCTAATAGCATTAGCAATATCTGTATAATTCTGACTATCTGTAATTACGTAACTCATTAAAATGCCTCCGTATCTACATTAGATAAATCTAAACTAATAACTCCATTACTTATTGAAATACCTGTTCCAGCAGTATAAGTAGTATTAATAGCACTAATAACATTATTATCAATTGTGATATTAGGACCAGGTGTTAATGCACGTTGAATCCCAATATATACATTAGAACTTCAAGTATTATCAGTTGACAACGTAATTCAATTTATTGCAGGGAATGGTGGGTCAGCCTCTACACTATAAAAACGTATATTTGAAGTTGTATGCCATCTACGAGATGCAATATATATCATCTCATCACCAGTACTACCTTCTCAGTGATTTTTAGTGAAATAGACAAATTTACCTGCCTGTATTGCTGCATATACTTCTGCATAAGTTGTAACACCATATGTACATTTAAATAAATCAACCTCACCACTTGTTGAACTAATTACGTTATTAGCATCAATCGTAATATTTGTTCCAGCAGTTAAAACATCTTGTTTAGTAGAATCATGATAAGTATTGGTTATAAATCCACTATCATTTGTCAAATCAGAAGTTGCAGTAGGGATACTAGGCTTGTTAGTTAAATCATTATAAGAACCACTTGTTGCTACTGAAGATAAACCATCAATATTAGAAACACTTAATTTATGAGATGGGTCAATTACATCTTGCTTATTATCTAATGCATTCTTTAAATCAGTCTGGTCTGAAAGATTACCAGTTATATTTCCCCATGCTAATGAGGTTGCTTCACCTGGGTCACCTTTGTCTCCCTTAGGACCTTGAGGTCCTTGTTCACCTTGTGGACCTTTAATATTTACTGAAGTTGGATTAGGTAAGTTACCATTATTCGTTCAGGATATAACTCCTTCACTTGACACATTAGGTAAGAAATAAGGACCAGCATCACCTTTATCACCTTTAGGACCTTCTGGACCTGTACTTCCTGTTTCTCCTTTAGGTCCTTGTGGGCCTACTTCACCCTTAGGTCCTTGAATACCTTGGATACCTTGAGGTCCTTGTTCACCTGTATCTCCTTTAGGACCAACTTCACCTTGAACACCTTGAGGTCCTTGTGGACCAGTGTCACCTTTTGGTCCTATTTCACCTTGAGGTCCCTGAATACCTTGAATACCTTGTTCTCCCTGAGGACCCTGTGGACCAATTGGACCTTGAGGACCAGTTAATGCTTCTAATTGTTCAAGTGTAAAATCATCATAAGTAAATGGGTCACCCTTAGGTCCCTGTTCTCCCTGAGGACCAGTTTCACCTGGAAGTCCTTGGGGACCTCTAGGACCTACAGTACCTTGAGGATATATGTTTCCTATTAATTTTCTAGCCATATGTAACCTCACTTCTTAATTCAAAGAAACTCATTGGTACAATTGTATAAATATTGTCCCCTGACTTAAGTTGAACATCATAAACATAAGTTCCAGTATTTAAATCAGAAGTATTTTCTGGAGCAAATACAATGTAGTGATTTTCATCTGCTACTACTTGTAATGCTATTTCTGATTTAGGGGTCTTTCTCATTGTGAAAGTAATAACATCACCATCTTCAAACTCATATTTATTTCCATTAATATCCTGGACTTCTATGAGCATTGAAGCAGTGTCTCCTCTTGTGAGGATTATCTTTTTGCTTTTTTGTTCTATTACAAACATAAATCCTCCTTATTCAATTACTGCTGTATATGTACCCCTACAATTTGGATGGATTGGGAGTTTAGGTACAGTAGCAATTGGAAATATTTTCTTATTAAGTTTTCTACATTCTTCACAGGTATGTTCATCATCGGTTTCTAAAATCTTTACTTTATTAACTCCTGCTTGTACGTACCTATCTAATGTAGATTGATTATAAACATGTGCTAATTCTGTTCTTGCTAATCTGTCAGCATTGTGATAACTGACATTAAATCTCTCCATCAATCTCTTTTTCATTTTGTCTGGAGAAGAACCAGTACCAACACATTCTATTAATTCTTCTTGTAAAGTTTGAGCAAGTTTTCTTTTGTCATTCCATATCCTATCAGAATAATTGGAACCATCACCTACTCAATCTGTTTTTACTATGGACAATATATCATTGGTTCTTAAATTGGAACCTAAATTGAATTGTTTCCCTATGATTTCTGAATTCTTCTTATATAAATCAACAAGTCTGTCATCAAATATCCTGTTTTCTTTAACACCTAACTTTGATAATTCCTGTTGAATCTTATTCAGCATTTCATAGTACCTATTATATTGATACAGATGGGATTTTAATGGTTTACCATCTTCACCTAAAATAGTGATATAAATGTCCATGAGATAGTTCAATAATGTATCAGATAATTTAAGGTATTCCTTTTGAAGTACTTTATTTATCTCATCAATGGAACTATCTAATATTGTCCTCTTCATCTTCTTCTACCTTAAAGTTATAAAGGGACATACCTTCTTCTGTTTGTTTCTTGACTTCTTCTAATTCTTCATCAACATTATTAATGAATGGTAATTGTTCTAATAAAGTCCTGTCACTGACTAATCCTTTATACTGCATTAAATCAGAAGCACTTGTAGGAATAAGTGAATTAGGTAAGTTTCTTGTAAACTTGATACTTACATCTCTCCACTGTTCTTCTTGATTTGTTAAGGATAAGATTTCAGCAATCAATTCAATTCTCCTTTGTAATGCTTTCCTCATATTTGCTTCAATAGCAGCAGAAGCATTTTCAAAACCTACCAGTTTATATTTAATTGCTTCACCTGATTGAGCCATGAACTTCTCATCATTAAAGTTAGGTGAATTGGATATAATATGAATCTGTTCATCTGTTGTATTTAATAAGTATTCAATCTGTGTGTTGTTGATGTCCTTAGTAAGATACATAGCATCAGCATCCTGGTCTATCATAAGGACTCTGTTTTGCTTCATTGATTCAAGTTCTTTATCTTCTGCTATTGCTCCTTTTAATACTAAATAAGCATCAGCAAAAGCATCAAAGTCATCTACTGAACCACTAATCAATTCATTGTAAGCATCTTGTAATGTAATGACTTGATTGAAAATACTTTCCTCATCTTCATTTAAAGCAAATACAGTTACTGGACATTGATTATAAAAATGAGGTTGTTCTGATATTAAATTGAACGTAGAAAAACCAGGACCACTTCTGTAATATTTAACATCTTTAGGTCCATATACTTCTACTATGTAATTCTGATTCTGTTCATCAAGTAAATCTTCTTCATAGAATCTGACAACATACAAAAGTTCACTGTTAAGTGAATTGTCATAGATTGGTACACATTCTCTTGAATCAAACAATCTGAATCTTTGTTTTGCTTCTTCATCTATATAATTGCATTCATATGCCATACCATAGATTAAAGCATTCCTTAATAATTCAGAATCCTCATTTGCTACATCGTTATAATTAAGAACATCTAAAATATCCTGGAATTTATCATTACTATATGTAATAGGGATACCAGTGAGGTAACCTAAATAATTCTTAACAATGCTGTAACAATAATTCACCACTACCTTATTGCATGGTTTCCCTGTATCTGTTGCTATCTTATTCAGAATGTTTTGCTTACCCTCATAGTATTTCCTATTCTTTTCTAACTTAGGTAATCATCTGGTCTGAAAATCTGAAAGCACTTTACCAAGGTAGGAAATTTCTAATTCTTTGTCTTTGGGCAATAGATATTGCACTTTCATTTATCTTTCCTCCTATAATCCAAGGTGAGATTTGCTCATAGTTCTTATTGTTAAATTCCTTCTGTAAGGTTCTATGGAATATCTTAATGCTGCCATTGCATCATCCATAAAATCAACCGGTTCATCTAAATACTCACCTGTATTTTTATCCTTTTCCCATTTCCATTGCTGTATTTCTTTGATGGTGTTTAAGCAACTTCCATGGATATGAATCTTATGTTGTTTTAGGTAATCAATTTGTGCTTTAACACTACCCTGTTCTTTCTTTGCTCCAACAGCATGATAACCAGCTCTTTTTCACATCTTGATTCTGTCCGGTTCTGCTGAATCACAGTACATAACTCTTGACTTATCAAAGTTCATCTTTTCTGCTAATTCTATAATTTCATTGGTGTCTTTTTCATGAACATATAATTCCCTAAGGATATATATTTCATCATCTTTAAAACCAACTTCAAGAATACAGTTAGCATGATTATATCCAAAGTCTTGAGCATATACTATCTTGTCATAAGATTCAAATGATTGACTAATATCTTCAATCTTATAGTTCGTTAATATTAATCCACCAGTTTCACCTCATTCTCCTAAACCATAGACTCTGTATCCCTCAGGGTCTAATTCTTTTCTTCGTTCCATTCTTCTTGAATATGCTTCATCAATGAAACGATTGTCTAAATAGGTAGAATGACAGGTAAATATATCTGGTGATTTATAATCTCAAAATTCAGTCTTAAGGTAACTATGAGCATTTACAGGGTTAAATGTAAGTGTTATTTGATAATAAAGATTGTCAGGTAATTCACCCCTTAAACGGTCATCTATTAAATCAATTGATGACTTTGCTACTTCAAATGCTTCTTCTACCCATACTCAACACAGTTTACCTTGTTTAACTGTTATTGATTTTATTCTTTGTCTACTTCTTTCATCAGCACAACCACGAAAAATTACAGTATTACCTGTAATCTTATTCTCTAACATTAATGGTGTTGACTTGATGTTCCATAGTTTTGTTTGACCTAATCTATCTATTGCTGATACTAATTCAGCATAGGTACTATCTTTATGAGATGTTTCTGTTTCCCTGACAACTAATAAGTTTGCTCCCTTATATTCAGGGTCAGATAATTTCAATATATAATCAGTAGCAACATTAACGGACTTACCTGAACCAGCAGAACCCATCAAGACTCTATATCTACATCTTGTCTGATTTGCTTCTTTAAATACTTTATTGAGTTTAACTGTCCTCTCCATAATCTACCTTATAGTCAAACACATCAGCATCAATTGAAACATAATCTGTAGGTTTGTATCCTGTGCTATCTAATACATATTTAGCAGCCTGTAAAGCAATACCCTGACTTTTGCTATTCATTAATTCAAGCATTTTGTCTTGTGCTTTTTTAGCAGCTGCTTTTCACTCTTCTTTTAATCGTCTTTCTCTTTCAGCAGCATAAAGTGGGTCATGCATTCAATTTCAAATACTCTGTCCACTAACACCAACTGCTTCTGCTAATTGTTTTGTAGTTCATGACGGATTCTGAATTTCTAATTCAATACATGTACGTGCCCTACTGCTGAGTTTCTTTAATGGTTTCATAAAGACCCTCCTATATAACTTTTTATAAACTAAAAAGGATTAGGATATGGAGATGAATAAGAGAGGTAAGAGCATCCTAATCCTTGATATAATATACATTAAATGTTGTAATTGTTTTCAATGTAGACATGGAAGTCAGAGTATCCATTTTTCTCTGCTATCTCATCTTCCAATGCTAACATTTTCTCATACTTCTCGTATTCAATCTCTTCTATGATTTCCTTAATAAGTTCTTTCAATTCTTCTCTATTCATTTGTTGTCATCCTTTCCAACTTATAATCTAAAAATTGTTCAAATGTCATGTTTGGTTTAATACGTAAATACCTAAAAAATAAACTTAATTTTAGTGCTTTTGTCATGTAATCTCCTTTATTAAAAAACCATGTCAGACCTTTCTTTTAGTGGTTCCTCTGACTTTGGTTCGTATATATTAATATTTCTTTTTTTACTTAAAGTATAGGTAGTGTTTTTAACATCAACTCTACTATTATTAATTGATTTATTATTTGATTTATATATTGATTTATTATTAGTATTCTCTGAAACCATTGGAGTATTCTCAGAAACCATTGCAGTTGTTTCAGAAACCATCGGAGTAGTTTCAGAAGGAATAGCAATGTTATCTAAATTTATCCAATAATTGTTATGGTGAAACATACCATACAATTTAATTTCTTCTTTAATTATTAATCCATCATCAACCATCTCTTTTAGTTTTTGGTACATTGCTTTTTCACCACAACCTACCATTTTTGCTAATGTCTGTTGTTTACCATACCATTTAGACTTCCCATCCCTTGAGAATGAGTAAATATAAGCAAATATCATTAATTTAACATAATCAACTCCAGCACCTTTTTTCTTTTCTTTAGGTTTAAAAAGTTCAATCATTCATTGTTGAATAAAAATGTAGTCTTCCATTCCAATCTCCTTTATTCATACCAGATTTGAAATATACCGTGGTGTTCATGCTTTGGTAATACATCCTTATGTCCATCTTCATCTATAGATCCAAGGATAATTGTTTCTATTTGATGTAACTTCCATTGAAGTCTTTGATTAAATGTAGGTGATTCACTTACATCTTTGCTCTGTAAAAGCCAGAAGTATTTATATGCATTTAATAAAAGTTTAATGTCTTCTTTTGAGTACACATATTCTTCATCTTGGTCAAAGTTTCTTTCAGTCAAATCAATTACCTTATCAATATCTAAATAACTATCTTTTAGCCTATTGAATGCTTTCTTTTCATCGTCATATAAACATGAACACTCTTTTATATGATACTTAACAATCTCATCTCTATATCTTTTTGTAAGTAACCAGTTTCCTGCTTTTCCACCTGTATATTTATTATTCTTTTCTTTCATCTAATTCTCCTTAGAATTCAACTTCTTTCCAACTTGTATTAATAACCCAATCACAGAACTTATCATAACTACTATAACGGTCATCGCCGAACTCTGATACGGTATGAAGGTTATAAGTCTTATAAGACCAAACAAAGAATGCTCCCCATAAAGCATTAAAGTCAGCAGTATGTAAATTTTTAATATCTTCTACGCGTAATTTTTTAATATCTTCTACAGTTTTAATTCTAATTTTTTTCATCTTGTTCTCCTTTTGAGTAAATAAAAAGGCCTAGATATACCCAATAGCCTTCCACCTCTACTGGATATATCTAGACCTGCATGTCTATCTAGTTTTTATGTGGAAGGTAAATTTATTTGGTATAATTATATTTTATCAATTGGACATGTCCTGTAAACTAACTCTCCATAAACGGTCCATTTCATCTTTTATAGTCTTATAAGCAAATTCACAATTAGTAGCAAAGTCTTTTAAATCATTTTCAGTGATACCTTGATTCCTACATGCTTGAGCAAATAAGATAAGGTCTTCTATTTTGTATCCGTAGATGGTTTCAGCAGTCATTCTGGTTCCCTTTCTCTTTTAACAGTTTTTAAATACTTCATCTGTGCTTTTCTGACTTCATTATAAAAATCTTTATTTGTAATCAAATCTAGGTCACCTTCAAAGTGACAGTCTTCAATAGGTACACAATAGCAATCTCTACCATTATTAGGTCAGACTTCGTATTCTTTCTTCTTTTTAGCATCTCATGAATAGATACCGTTATAGGTAGGTGAACAACATACAACAATATAATTCTTTTCAGCACTCATCTGTCTGTCACATGCTACTCTAAAACATTGTGTCTTAAAATGAGGAGTTCATATAATAGCAATTCTTCTGTCATTTTTCATATTTTATTTTCCTTTCAAAATTTAACGCAGGAGTGAAGTTTTTTATTGGATAAGTATTTATATTACTTTCTTATTTCCGTGTCTCCTGCTCTACTTTTTTTGAGACAGGGGGTAAACCTGGAGCACTTTTTACAGTTAGTCCCAATATTTATATACAGTTGGTTTAGTTAATCCAGTTTCTTTAATACATTTACTCTTGGAACCTTTAGGATTGTCATTTCTTCAAAACATAACAATCTGCTGTTCCTTAGGTATTAATGTTTCCTGTTTCTTATAGTGTTTACAAATCATACCTAATACATTACAAGACTGTTTACACATCTTTGAACATTTTAAGCATTTACGATTAAAGTCAATAATTCCTTTGTTGTTTAAATAAAAATTGTAATCCATATTGTTTTCCTTTCATTAAATTTAGCACTGGTTTTCTTGAGTTTTTTGATTTTTCTTTCAAGTCCAATGTTTACCTTTGTTATTAGTATTACCTCTCATAGATTCTGAAGTCTTCTTTTTAGATTCTTCAGACATTTTATATCCTTTAGGTCTTCCTGCTTTTCCCATGTTATTCTCTACACACAAATTCTTCATATTTAGTCTCAGTGTTCATGATTGATATATCAGGAATCGAATCAAGGTCACCATCTTCGACCGACCAGGATAATGCTTCTCCTACTGTGTTGCGTAAACATTCTGCAACAGTAGCGAAGATAGTATCTTTCTGGTACCTTGTAAGTCTCTTTCCTGCGTCAACTTTTATTAAATATCTAGGCATTCATCCATCTCCTTTCGCTTTGGTATTGATATAATATACAAATAAAATTTCAAAATAAACTAATTTTTTTATATATTTTTCGACTGTTATATTTTGTGACAAAAAAAATGGAGCATATATGCTCCTTTAATTTAACTGTTAAATACGTCCTTGAGCCATTCAATTGTTTCTTTATCATTTGAACGGACGTCATTTAATACTTCAATAACATCAGCCAGATTTTTTGAAGCATAGTATACGTAATCACTATCAGCAACAACAACAGAGCCACCATTTAAGAGTTGTTTTTTTAATCTCTTTACCATTGAATGATTAAGGACTCCTTTCCAGGTTGCTCTGTCCATTGTAGACAGAATGATTGTTGAATCAACCATTGGCTTAAGACCTTTGAAGCAAATTCTTGCTCTGTAAACTTCCTTCTCACCAACTGCATCTGAATCAGCGATGTAGTAATCATCTATTAAGAAATTAACATCAGAATTATTGTTCATAATATCAGTGATATCGATACTATCTCCAGCCTTCAGGTTCATCATATCATCCAGTTTGTTCATATAATTGTTCATGTAATTTGTCATTTATTTTTCCTCTCTTTCCTTATTGACATTTTGTAACCGATATGTTATATTGATTGGTTACATTATAATTGTATCAAACCACATGTCCATGTAAACTAAATTTAGTTAATTCTGAAACTGCCTTATATTTCACTCCTAAGAGCAGTTCTTGTTTGATTAATATTAATATTAGAACCACTAAAAACTGTCTCCTGTGTCCTCAGGATGCTTCTGGTGTAAAATTAAATAAAGGAGAGTGCTTGTATGGACTATAAAGGTTACTATTCATTAAGTTATACTGCTGAGAAAGAACCGACAAATGTCTGGTTCAATTATATTTATGCTGGTAAGTATTCATTTGAGGTTAATGAAGCAGATGGATTGGAAACTAATGGTGAAGCAGGTGGTAAATTCTATTTCACATGTCAAGTTGATGATGAGGAATCTGAAATTGATTGGGATACTATTGATGAAGAGTTTGAAGGATTTGAAGCAGATTTTAGTTTAGAAGATGAATCATTTAATCCTATAGACTTTAAAGGTGAATTTGAAGTTACATTAATAGATGATAATGGTAACAAACATACTTATAGAACAACTGACTTATTATAATATTCTTTAATATATTCTAGGTTATATCTATATTATTCTGTAAACAAAATTTACATGGTAGGTAAACAAAGTTTACAGGCTATGTAAAAAAAGTTTACTTGCTATTGAACAAAGTTTACATAAAAACAGAGGGAACTTAATCCCTCTTTTTATATATGTTTCACTACCTTTGTCCTTGATTTGGAATTATTAAGGTTATTAAGAGGAATGTACTTGTCAAAATTGTCTCCTCTTAAATCATCATTGAATAACCTCACATATCTTTTAGTCATCTCTAAAGTTGAATGAGTGAGCATTTGTTGGAGAATAAATGAATTACCACCATTCTTAATGAACATCCTTGCAAAAGAATGTCTTAAAGCATGCGGATAAATGGTTCTTAATCCCCTTTTCTTACAGTAACGAGCAAAGGATAATTTAAGTGCTCCAGAAGTCATTTGACCACCTTTGATATCACAAAATAAAAAGTCAGACCCAGTATCCCATGTCCTAATAAAGCCATGCAGGATTCTTTCAATTTGACTTGTTAAAGGTATGACTGCTACTTTCTTGTTTTTAAGGTGTCTATAGGTCACTGTGTGATTCTTGAAGTCAATATCTTCCAATTTAATATTTCTAATAGTAGATGACCTTGCCCCTGTTGCCAAGATAAAGCATATTATTGTATATGTCCTCATCTCTACAAAATCATTGTGATTCTGTATCTTTAGAAGTTCTTGTACTTCTTCATCAGTAGCAAACTTGATTTGTTCTTCTTGTCCCTTGACCATTCTTATCTTGAACCTATAAATGAATTCATGGTCCATGCACCAATGAAGGAAAGTCCTAACAATAGATAAGTAGTGGTTAATACTTGCTGTTGCTAATCCTCTTTCCCTTAAATGGATTATATATTGGTTCCACATTGATTCATTAATAACCGATACATAATCACCCTCAGTCAATCCAACTACCTCAAGGAATTTCATTAATTCAGTATAGTAACCATCTGAATTGTACCCTTGTGCTTCTTTTTCCTCTGAGAATAATAAGAATGCTTCTTCAACCCTTAAGTTGTATTCAAGTTCTTTTCTCTTAATCATTTTCTTACCTCCTACTTGAATTTATTTCATTCTAATATATTCCCTGGGAAATGTAAATAAACATAGTATCAACTTTTGGTCAAAAATTAAAAAATCCCTTATTTTAAAGGGTTTCAAGAGTGTCCTGTAGTTACTATGCTTTGCAAGCAGGGGGTCAGGGGTTCGAATCCCCTATTCTCCACCATCTTTATTATATAAGGGAGCAATCCCTTTTTTCTTTTAGACATGGTATCTACTTTGAGACATAAAAAATGGGTGGACTATGCCACCCCAAAGATTTGAAAGGAAAACTTCGATGAATTTAATATAATATACACTACTTTTCAACCATTTCTCTAATATATGAAATGTCTTTTTGAATAAGTGCTATATCTGTCTGCATATGTGAGATTGTATCACTGTATCCGTTATGTTTATCTACCTTTTCTTCTAACTTCTTTATTCTTCAATTGACTAGTGCTGCAGAACTTAAGACACTAGCAATTGCACCAATGAGTGCTATGATTATTCCTTCTGACATTATAATCCTCCTGATATTTCATTTATCTCCCTCATTTTCTCCTTTAATTCCTTATTTTCTTTATCTAAGGTTTCAATTCTGTTTTCCATTGCTGATAGATATTCCTTAATCTGCTTTAAAATATCACCTTCAGCAGGGAGATAAATGGTACCAACATTAGCACATCATCTGTCTTTTGCTATTTCATACCATGTATAACCATCACTATCTGACTGTGACAGTACGTCATAATAACCAACTTGTACATGGGAATATACTTCACCATTCAAATTAGGTTGTGTTCTTATTCTAACTAAAGGGTCAGTACATTGTACTTGATTTACTGTTTTGTCTCTTTCAACTGTACTAATAGCATTATTAGGAAAATGCAAGTAACCAAGGAGAGGACCACATCCAGAAAGTGTAGTACCAAACTCCCAATTGTCATTATCAAATTCATTCTTAACTATCCTATTATATTCACTTATAAGTCCATCAGACTTTTCTATAAAAACAACATGTCCGTATTCACCATCAAATACTGCTATGTCACCTGGTGTTGGTCTATATTCAGGACCTTTTACTTCCCAAGGTTCTCTGAAATTATTCAACCAGTCTTTAGCATTTGTATAACTACCAGTTTTTGTTTCTCTATCTCATCAACATGGAGCAGTAAAACCTGCTTCAAGACATCTATAATACACATATCAAGTACATTGTCCTCTTGATTGTGCTTCTCAATTGTAAGGTTCCTGAGGAAAGACAGGAGATGTTTTTCTTACTTTAAACATTATCCTGCCTCCTCTTGAGTTTCCTTATTTATTTGAGGTGTGGTCTTATCCTTTACTGTCATATCATCTGTTTTAAGTTTCAACAGAGTCATTAAGTTGTCTATATCTTTGCCTACATAAATAACCACCATAGAGTATGCAAGCATGACTAATGCATCTGCAAGGTTAAGATTAAGTGATTCAATCTTAAGGTCTGGTACCAACAGACTTATATAATAAAGACCAGCACCTGCAATAATTATTGCTCCTGCTTTCTTAAGTCCTAATATTGCTATATCTCAATCAAATTCATCTTTAAAATCAGCAATAGCAGAACCTAAAAGAATATTTGCACCTACAGCAATAATTGCACATATAGCATAAATTAAAATCTTAGGCATAAATACCTCCTATACAGTCAAACTGCTTAAAACAACTCCTCTAGCAGAAATAGTTTTACTTAATACGATTGTCTTATACTCAGATTCAATTGGAGTAGGATGACCATATGAATTTTTAACAGTTATGACATCACCAGGTTTGATACCATAATCCCTATTCAATGTAATCTCTGTTTTATACCAATTACCTAAATCTTCAAATAACTCTGCAATAGCAGGGAAATATTGAGCCAGGAATGCATATTTATCGTTGGTGGTACATAAAATATTGTTAATATAAAATACTTTACTTCCCATTCCGTAATGCATGTAGTCTTCCTGATTCTCCAGATTCACTTGGAAGTAGTTATATACATCTACTGGATTATTTTTAACTGTTAAGTTTGAATAATAAGTCTCATCTAATTGAACAGATGTTTCATTATAACTACCAATAACAAAATTACCATTAGAGTTCACGTATCCATATCCATTACACATTTGAACTATATTTGAAAGAATTGTTCTATAAGTAATCAACTGTTCTGTATTATACACACCCTCAAGTACATATGACATAAATGGGATTGTATCTGCTCAAGTACCAGATTCAGAAAGACCAATATATTTACATACTGAATCCCATAATCCTCTTGCTGTAGTAATATTAGGAAGTTTGGTACGAATGTAATAGTAATTGCTTCCCCAACCATAGTCAGGATAAGTATTTACAGCACTAGACCTAATATCAGATGGAGCAGATAATGTGTACTGTCTTGAATAATTGATAGTCAATACATCGTTACTTACTGACCTGCTATTTGAATAGTATACATTATCATTAATTGAGACGAGATACGGATGAGTATAGTAACAAAGTTTACATATATCAATTGGTTCATAGTAGTCCATTGCTAGTGAAGTAGCAGTATAGTCACCTACAACAATCTGATTGAATGTTTCAGGAACATCATAACCAGTGATTGTTTGGTAACTGCTATAAACTACAGGACATACATTTGTCTCAGATGTACTAGTAGATTTCCAGACATAATAGATTGTACCTTCATATTCTATATACCTACCTGATATGTCTCCATCACCTGATACATATTCTCTTTTAGCAGTACTGCTTAAAGCAACTGTACCTTGTTTACCTTTTTCAATATCTAAAGAATTGGAAACAACCAAGTAAGTAGGGTATTCAATCTGTATTTCCTGTTTCTGACCTGTGTACCTTAATAAGGTAAATTTGGACTGTCTAAAAACACTATTGATTGGTTTAGTAAATTTAATTACGTTATTCTCATCAACAGTTAATTGACTTGGTATCTGTGAATCTAATGATGCTTCAGCAATTACAACACCACTATTAGGATTAACAGTAATGGAACCACTGACTGATGTTTGTGTTAATGTGTACCTGTTCCAATGGTAATAATCATCAGTACCTTCATATAAAAGTTTCAAGTACCTGTTAGCATTATTATCAACTACACTAGCAGCATCCCTATAAACATAGTTCCATACTCCAGTGTCTTGTCTTTCCCTTTCTATCAGGTAGAATGTACCCATCTTAACTCATTCATCAGTGTCATTATATTTAACTTCGTAATATCATTTATCAGCGCTATAAGGAGTTAATGTAGTGAACTTTATTTCAGCACAAGCAATTCCACCAATTAAAGTATCAGCAGAACTTATATTCTGATTATAAGAAACACCACCTGCTATCTCTTTATTAGTAAGGATAGTACCTCCACCAGTATAAGTAGCAACTGCTAAATAACCAAAATACTGACTTGACTCATCCATGATAGTGTAAGAATCAAATGGGTCTTGAGTTGAACCAGCAGATACACTTCTTAAACTTCCATCATATCTACTCCAATGTCCACCTGTCATTGTAATACTGTTATTACTTACTGTTGCTTCTGTGAGGTAGGAACAATAGAAGTATCAGTTATAATAACTACCTGTTGTAGAGGACCTTACATTTTGGAATAAATATCTTTTACCACCACGGAATGTATATTTACCATCAACTGGTAACAATTCATGTGGTTCATACAATTCCATACTTAAAGTATTTGAACTTGAACCTGGTTTAAAAAGAATTTTGTCTGATTCATATATCTTAATTTCATTTCTGAAATAATAAGTCAAAGTACCACTGTATGAAGTTAAATTAGAATAATAGTACCTTATTTGTCATGTAGGATATCCTGTACTACAAAGTCTATTCTCCATTTTAATCTCCTAACTCAATAGCACTGAATTTAACTCCTTGTCAGAGTCCATTATATAAAACACCATTGTAGCAATCTCCACTGGAATTAGAAGTATAGACATGTACTGTTACTTCTGAATTGGAAAGAATATCCCAAATGGTGATGTAATAAGTATTCCCCTGTACTTTGTTTAAAACAGATGCTGCTTCTGCTGAAGTACAAGGAGGAAGTTCAATCTCCCATTTTCTTAATCTGTTTTTTATTCAATAAATATGCATGACTCCATCATCTGTTCTACCAGAATCTTCTGAAGCCAAAGAATCAAAGGAAGGTCTTATTGACTTCGCTTTGTATTCGGTTCCATTTATAATAAATCTACCTTTATCAGTTAATGCCATAAGACCTCCTTATACTGTTATTAATGACCTACCTGTCATGGACTTGTAGGTGTTATTTCCTCTTGCTGCTGACCTAGCAATAGTTTCATCTCCAATAGAAACTTCCATATCAACACCTTCAATAGCAGATATGATTTGTTGAGTCATCTGAGCAAATGAAGAAACCAATTGAGCATTGTTGCTATCGAACATATCCTGTAATAAATTTTGAGGTGTAGCAATTTCAGGATTATTATTAGCATTTGAGTATTCACCTAACATTGCTAAAGTAGGTTCTTTTAATACACCACCTCTTGCTAATGTAGGAATCTGTGGAGCAGACAGTGTCCTAAGGTTGAAACCAAAATGTCTACCACCAAACCCCGGTACCCAATCAGGAATATCTACACTGAATTTGTTTAACAGATTAATGACAGCATTAATACCGTTAGTGATACCTCTAATCATTCCATTGATAAATCCGATAATACCATTGACCACACTCTTGATTGTGTTACTGATACCATTCCATATGGACTTAATAGAGTTAGCAATAGCATTGTTGATATTTACTACTGTATTCTTGATTCAGTTCCATGCATTGGAAGCAAAATCTTTCATGGCATTCAAGACATTTGAGAAAGCATCTTTAGTAGCATTCCATATATCAACTAACAAGTCTTTTGTAAGTTGTACAATTTGAACAATAACATCTTTAATATTTGTCCAAATAGTGTTTGCTAATTCCTTAATTGCTTCCCAAGCATTTCTACATAATTCTTTAGTATCTTCCCAAAGAACACCTAATTCAGACATTAAGGTCTGTACTATTTCAACAATACCCTGACTGAATCTTGTCCATGCTTCTTTAGCAGTAGCAATTATCTGTTCCCAGACTACCTTGAGGTTTTCCCAAAGTTTCTTGGTCCATGCTACTATTTCATCCCAATGTTCATGAACTACTATAACCAAAGTAGATAATACAGCAACTACACCAGCAACAATTCCTGCTACTGCTGCTGGAGCACCTAATAATATTGCTCCAATTGCTGCTAAAGCAAGACCTAAATCTTTAAGTATTTCACCTATTATATTCCATCCATTCTTTCACATATCTACAAACTGAGTAACTGAAAGAACAAGACCACCTATAATAAGACCAATACCACCTATTGTCTTAAGGATTGCTCCAATACCTGCTGTGCTTACAAATGCTTTTACAGCATCAAATATGATTTTGAGTTTTCCTCATAACTCTACAACTTTAGCAATAAGACCAATTGCTTTAATAGCAACCAGTGCTCCTATTACTAATCCAATATGGTCCATTACCCAATCAAATAATGCTTTAAGTGTATCTCTTAACCATTCAAAGATTGGTCTTAACTTCTCACCTAATGATGTTAATTTATCTATCCATTCCTGGTTTACCTTAACATCAGCAAATGGGTCAGTTAATGTATTGTCACTGCTACCGTCCTCATTCTGTTTTTGTAAAGTATTCAATTCATCAAAACCAGATATCAGAGTCCTCATTGTCTTCTGAGTTTTCTGAGCACTGTTCTGAATATTCTTAAATTGAATACCTGATAATCCTAACCCTTTCAGGAAAGCATTTACGTAAAGAACTATTTTAGCAAATAGATTTACTATTCACTCTAGGATAGGAGCAAACATACTTCCTATAGCATAATAGATACCATCAAGTTTCTTCCTTAAAGCATCGTTCTGTGACAGGTAAGTATTGACTGATTTGGATATTAGAGAAAATATTGACCTAATACCCATTATGGATAATGCTAATCTCTTAACTTTACTGATGATTCCATTAAGACTTGAACCACCTTTACCTCAATTACTATTGACCTCATCTTGTTTTTTCTTAAGGTTGTTTAATTGATTTGTTAATCGTTCAATCTGTCCCTGTACCTTGATAACACCTTCACGACCCATATCTTGACGACCCCAATCAGAATCGATTAAAGATTTAAGGTCTGCTATCTGTTGTTCAAGTGCTGCTATCTGTGCAGAGTATTGACTAGCATTTAACTCTATTGGTTTATTTAATCTGTTTTTTACATCATTAAATGCATTAACAAGTCTTTGTAATGCACCTACTGACTCTTTTGTTTCTTTCTTTAGAGAACTCGCATCTGCTTCAATCTTTACATTTAGCCTATCAACTTCAGGCATGTGAGTACCTCCTATTTTCTACGTTTATTTGCTTCACGTGCAAAATCTCTTAATTTTTCTTTTAAGATTTCAGACTCCATATTTATTTTTTTAGGTTCTGGTTTAGCAGGTTCTTGATATACATCTTCATAAGAAGGTATCTGTTTACCACCTAATACACTACCTACAAATAAAGCAGTAAGATAAGCAATGTTATATACATGTGCTTTCTTTAACTTTTCTTCCTGTTCCCTTGTTTCTACAAATTCATCCACAACCATCTTGATTTCCTTGAGGGTCATCTTTCAGAATTCAAAGATATTTATATTAGCCTTTAAGGCAGCAGGTAAGAGTCTGTCCTCTATAAGTTCAGTTAAGGAAGATGGACTATCATCTTCCTCTACACGTTTTTTGGTTCTTCTTCCTCTTCTTTAGGAATGAAACCTGCTTCTTCAAAAACTTCAACTAAAAGTTCAATAAGAGACATGAAGTCCCCACCGTTCTCACAGTACTTGTCATAAATAGAATAAACATCATCCAACTTAATACCATGGTTGGTAGAGTTAAGACATTCATGAAGAATAATCATTAAATCACCTAACTTAGGCATTTTGTTCTGTGATGCTTCTATAAATACATTCAATGGGTTTTTACCAATACGTGCTTCAATAGAAACACAACCTCTGGTTGTCAATCTTAATTGATACTCTTTATCGTTTGTTTTTAAATATATCATTTCAATCTCCTTAATAAAAAAGAGGTTAAGGCCGAAGCCTCAGCCTCTTGTAAATTTTGTCAGTTGTTCTTCTTACCTATTAAGCATGTGTTTCAGTAATATCGGCTGAAAGACCTACAGTGATATTGAAAGTGAATGCTTCATTAATACCTGCTTCATTTAAAGAAACAGCAACTGTACCAGTAAGGTTGAAAGTAGTACCGTCACCAATAATAACTGTACATACTTTAGAACTACCATCTTCAGATGCTTTCGCTAACTGGTAGTTACTCTGAGTAGCACTTTCACCCATTTCACTTGCTGGGATATATAAGAACTGGAATTCCAAATCACCATAATCCTTGATACCAGCCATGTAATGGAACTGCATATCAGATAAAGTAGTGATATCAACCATTTCTGGGTCACCACCTAAAGAAGGAATGGACTGAAGACCTGGGATTTCCTGATTACCAATCTTAAACTTTACATCTGCATTGTTGGTTAATAATCCACTTTTTGCCATGTTATCTCCTTAATATTTTTCTAATGCTAATCCCTCGTAATTCATAATCAGACAAATCTGAGTATCAGTTGCGAGTTCATTATAACTATATCTTCTAAAACCAAGATTCCTCATTGCTTCATCTATTTGTAATGAGTAATCTGATAAATCTTGAATTGAATACCCTCATAATTTTATTGTGTACCTAATATCAGATACTCCTGCTTCAGCAGTATGAATAGATACACTGTTATCGTTTTCTAAATAAGTAATACAAGGTAATTGATTGTTGCTGTCTACAAATAATTCGTAATAAGTAGGTAGAATCTTTTTTAATTCCCCAACTACAACAGGTTTGTAATTAATCACTTATTGTCTCCTTTATAGACTGTTTAAAAATCTCTATGATTCTGTCTTTGTTTTCTTGTAAAGCAGGTTGTAGATAGGGTTGAGGATTCTGACCTAATGTACTATGTCATTCTCCATCTGCTGTCTGGTATCTCCATGGAACATCAGTTCTACCATCACCTTGAGAACTGAAAAGTCCTGTACCAAATTCTACATATGGGGCATATTCCACATTAGTTCCTACGATACCCTCATTACCCTCTACTTCATAAGTAATGCTGTTTCTTAGGTTACCAGTATTGACTGGTACCTTTTCTTTAGCAGCATTCTCAACTAATAAACATGCTTTATTAAGAGCTTTGTCTATTGACCCCTCTCCAAGTTTATTAAGTTTCAGAATCAGTCTATCAATAGTTGACATTACTTCCTCTTCATTAATACTTGAGTATACCTTGTAGATGGTATTACATATCT